CAGAACCTAAAGCGTCGTGATGAATGATTACATCATACACTACTGCGCCTTTTGGTAATCTTGCAACTGAAATATCAGATGGATTAGCCAAAGAAGATGCCTCGTAACTGTCGTATTGTATTCTTAATTTACCGTGTGCATACTGTGATGAAGTTTTTACAACTGGATCAGCAGTTATGTTGGTAAAATTAGATCCTTTTACACTAGCCATAATTTATCTCCTTATTCTTGACAAGCTATTTCTACTACTTTCTCGTCTTCTACTCTCGTAGCGCCGATAGTCATAGATAAAAATACCTGTGTAGCATAGTTTTTGTCTGCTCTTTCAGATATTTTTGTACTCATATCTTTTCCGACAGCCAAACCTATTGCTGATTTTGTGAATGCTAATACTTGTCTATTGCTAGATCCATCAAGTCCAAGTCTTTCACTTCTGATAAACTTGAAACCCATAAACGTATCAATTTGACCTTGTACTAACGCTTTAACTGAATTGTAGTCAGATGAAGTAATTTGAGTAAGTGCTAACAAATCAGAAATTTGTTTAGCCGAACAAATTAAATATCTTTCTTCATCTGGATCAACATCTGCCGCATCAATAATTTCTTTTGCAGAAATTAATTTTGTTACAGATAATCCAGAAGACGCTACAGCTACTTTTTGACCAGCAGGTAATGAAACAGTTGTTCCACCACTTACTCCAGCAAGAGCATTGCCTACAGCCGCCGCAATAATTGCGTCGTCCATAGCTCTACCCATAGCATAAGCACCCGCTTTAGCGTATTCAGATTGAGGTGATATAAGCATTCTTACTTTATCTTCTTGATCAATAAGATCTGCCCAATCGTAGTCCTCCATTGTTACTTTTCTTCTAGAGTGTGGCGTATCTACTCTTGGAGTATCAGCGTGTCTAGAAGTTCTTTTTAGTGCCGCAGTTGACCCAATTCTTTCAAAAAAGTGCGATTTACCTGTAACACTCTCAGATCTTACCGCATCTCTTAATCTAGAACCTTTTTGTTGTGCCAAATGAAACACATTACTTTTGTATTGTTCTACAAAAGCTGTTGTTATTTGTACTGACATTTTATATGTCCTCCTATTAAAAGTTAAGAATAGTGGCTATCATACACAATGTATTATAGCGTATTCCGTTTTTATGTCGGCTTTTGTCCTTACGGGAAACCTTATCGTAAACGATACGATCAATCGGAAGTTTAAAGCCATCACGGCTACCTACTCGTTGTCCTAATAGGGCGAAATCGGTGTTGTAATTATACAACAATTTTTAATTAAACACCATATGCTTTTTCGTGTAACTGTCGCATTTTTTCAACAGCCATTTGATCGCCTTTATGATAAGGATGATTACCATCTAACATAATCTTATTAATTTCTTCTTTTGCATCTAAAGGGGATACAGCTAATCTATTATTTTGTGTGTTTTTAGCCATATCTTCTGTAACTTCTTGCCCTAATCTTGCAAAAAACTTAATAACAGCAGGATTATTACCAGCAGATGTATTAGATATCATATCTCTTAATTCATCATCACCATAAACTTCCAATGCTCTAGTAGCGGCTCTTACGTTTTTATCGTAATCATAACCCCATTCTTGTTTAAGCACTTGTTCTGTTTCATTTTTTTGTGCGGCTATCATTGCAGGTTCATTTTCCATTTCATATTTAATGCTGTTTGTTTGATAATCTATCAAAGCATTAACTTGCTGGTTATTTAAACCTATTTTATGTGCTACATTTTTAAATTCATCAAGATTTTCTTTTTTAAAGTATTGTTCGTAATCTTGCGAAATTTTTATTTCATATTTATTAGGATCTTCTGGTCTTCCTAATTTATTATACAGTTCATTGTACTCTTGTTCACTTTTAGGTAATGGTATTCTACTACCTAAAACTTTTTGTTGATGTACAACTGTTTTTGCTAAACTTTCTATATCTTTAAAGTTTTGCAAAGTAGCATCATTTTTTAGTTCGTCTGGAAGGGTTGATCGCCAATCTTGATTGTCACCTCCCGATCCAAGTATAGTGCTGACTTCTTGTTGTTGCTCTTGTACTGGATTGTCGTTTGTGGTCGTTTGTGTATCAGACATTTTTATCCTCCTTTATTAAGTTCATTATTCTGATTATTACAGATCGTTGTCCTTCACGATATGCTGTTTCATAAGGATCTTTTAAATAAGACCCTCTATGATAGTAAGCTGATTGTAAATCAGCCAACACTCTTTTACCTTCTGCTGTATCAAATGCAGATTGATAATCTGTTTTTAATTGTTTATGATCTTTATTATCATCCATTAAATATTTTGTGATATACCCATATCATCTGCTGTATCGCTTAACATTGCTTGTACATTAGGTTCAGCCATAGTTTTTGATGCGTCGGCTTGGGTTTTCATTGCTTGTGCTTGGGCTTGTTGTTGTTGAGCCATTGCCATTTGTTGTTGTTGTTCTGCTCTTTGATTTCTCATTTCATCTACTTCATCTGAACCTCTTAATACAGTTTTAGGCACACCTAATAATTTTCCTCTTAATCTAATAGCTTGATCGTGATTTATATTATCCATAATTGCTGGATCTACTTGCGCAATATTCATTGCTAATTGATATAATCTTTCTATAGCAACTGCTTCTTCCATTCTTTGTGATCTAGCAAGTGGGCCAACATATTCTACATCCATTTCTGAACCTCTAATAATTTGTGGTTCTGGTAATAATGCACCTGCACGATACATAATTCCAAATACTCTATCAATTAATGGATTTAAAAATTCAGATTGAAAACGTCCTAAAGTTGGGCCAAGTAATCTTTGCATTAATTCATATCTAACTTGTACTTCTGTTGCCGTCATTTGAGGGCCTTCTTGTAATTGTAATTGATCTGAATAATATGCTTGTCTAATAGCAGTTCTTAATTGATTTTCTTTTAAATCTGTTATTTGCCAATTAGATCCAATTTGTAATGGTTTAATTGCGCCGTCGTGTCTTACAACTGTAATACCTGCTGGTGTTGTTCTTACTCTACCAATAACACCATCATCTTGAACAAGTAAAGGTGGATCAATAGCTTTTGCCCACGCTTTTAATCCAATCTCAACTGCTTTGTTTAAAGTTTTAATATCTGGTAATGCATTGTAACTTGGTGATCTACCAAAAATTTCACCAGTTGCTTTTGACCATCTAGGTACTAAATATGGAAACTCATTGTATCCACCTGTTCTAACTACCATTTTATCTTCTTCGCAAACGTGGCAAGAATGAAAAGGTAATTTAGTTGCTGATTTACCTGTTGCTCTTTTGTAATCTTCTGTAGGTTCTACAGCGTGTATAAAATTAAATTTTTGATCTGGTTTTTCTTTTGCCGCTTGTATAATTTTTTCACCAACATTTTTTTCACCAAATTCTTGTACAGCTTGTCTAGCTGTTAATTTATATTTTCTATAAAGTGTATCAACTTTTCCATTTATATTTTCTTGAATATAATATTCTGCAATGTGTAATGTATTAAAATGTATTCCATCTTTTTCAAAACCATTATTTCCTTCTTCAACAAATAATGCACCTGTACCTATTGAACATAGATCAAGATACATTTCGTGTACTTCTGTATTAAAATTAGTTTTATTAAATGTGTCATACATTCTTCTTGCAGTATCTTCTAACCATAATTGTACTGCACGATTTTCATTTAATTGTTCATCTCTTAGTTTAATTGAAAACCAAGGTAATGATGGTGATGTAAGTGTACCTTGTAAACTTGCGGCTAATAAATTGTTTGCTGTAATTGCTGTACTATCAAATAAAACTTCTGTACGTTTTTCACCTTTTGTTCTTAGAGTAACAACATCTGCTTTACGTGGCATAACGTAATCAAGTATTTCTTGCCAATTTACTTCCCACGTTCCTCTATCAGATGCTAACGCATCAACTCGTTTTTTGATATACTCGTAAGTTGCCATAATTTATTTACTTTGTGCCACCTAATAATGTTTTTGAAGTTGTTGCTTCATCTTCTACACCTTGACCACTTGTTAAAATAGTTCCGTACATTCCTTTACGTTTAGCACCTAATGCTTTTTGTTTTTCTGCTTCTAAAGCCGCTTCTTTTTCAGCAGTTTTGTCATATACAGATTGATCTACTGGTGGTGGCATTTGTGGTTGCGATTTCATTCCCATAATATTAATCCTTTATCCATTTACATTCTTCTCTTAACATTCCGTAAATTGCCCCATCAACATATTCACCGTTAATTTTAAAACATTTACGTACAATACCTTCTTTAACAAATCCTACGCCTTTTAACAATCTTTCATTTCTTTCATAACCATTACGACATAAAGCTGTCATTCGATTACAGCCGATTTGTTTAAAACCGTATTGAAACACATATGATATACGATTTTTACTACAAACTCTAGGGCTTTCTAAGGCCAGATGAACCCAAATGTTATTTCCATCAAAGTCTGAAAATAAAAATCCGCCAAGTATGTTATCGTTTTCAACAAAACCAATGTAAGAAAACATATCACCAAGATCTGCTGATATGTACGCATTTTTTTTGATATAATCACCAACACGTTTTTTCCACTTATCGTCTGTTACTGTTTCTATCACTATGCAATAATTTTTTTCTTTTTACCGCCGCCTAAAATTGTTTTTTGAACATTAGCTTCGTCTTCAACACCAGATGCGCTAGTCAAAATTGTTTGGCTACCGTATCCAGCACCCATTAATTTTTGTTTTTGTTTAGCTGTAGTATCAGTTGCAGTTTGTGCTACTGGTTCTGCTACTTGCTGAACGACTGGCGGCTGACTTGGCGATCCAAAAACCGCTTTTGCTATTGCTCTTACAAATCCACCCATATTTTTACTCCTATATTATTGTTTATTTATGCAAATACATTAAAATTGCTATCTGAATATATTTGGGTTGGCTCATAGTTCTTAACTCTTGCTTTTCTTAATGACATAACGCAATATCTCATTGCCGAAATTATGTCATCATTTGCAGGAACAATTTTACCATCCTTCCTATGATACATTCGCAATTCTTCTAACAGTTTACCTTGATTTTTAAAGATTTTCAATCTCTTTGTCTGCATTCGTGTTAATATTTCCATAACACCAGCTTCAACACTATTACCACCACTACCTTCTTTTTGACCCATACTTGGTGGATTGCTAAAATGTTCTCTTGTCATATTAACTCCTTCTGTTCTATACTGTTCCGTTAAATTTTTTCCAGAACCTTTGTCTGCTTGTCTTCCGTCCATTGGCCATATTACTGGTATCCAATTACCTCTAGCTTTAATTGCTGATGCGTGAACAGGCACAGTTTC